AAGAACGGCAAGACTCCCCTGGCCGCAGCCATCCATAACGCTGTGATGTTCATGGACGATGAGGCGGGCCAGATCAACAATATAGCCGCCGCCAGCCGGGACCAGGCGTCCAAGATGATGCGCCACATCTCAGGTATGATCAAAAACGAACGGGAAATGGTCAAACGCTGTCAGATCTACCAGACCACGCGTTCCATTACCAAGCCCGACAATTCCGTGACCAAGGTCATACCTGCCGACGACAATGTAGCTCACGGCGACAACCAGCACCTGGGCGTGGTGGACGAGTTGCACGCCCAACCCAATCGCAAACTGGTGGATGCTATGGTTACGGCCATGGCCTCGGCCAACCGGATACAGCCGTTGCTGCTGTTCGTGACTACAGCCGACTTTGACCGGCCAAGCATCTGCAATGAGGAATACGACTACGCCGTTAAGGTCCGGGACGGCATCATTGAGGACCCGACCTACCTGCCGGTTATCTACGAGGCTACGACCACGGACGACTGGGCCGACCCGGACGTATGGGCCAAGGCCAACCCTAACCTGGGCATCAGTGTCTCGCCGGACTATATCCGTGACGAATGCCGCAAAGCTAAGGAGACGCCAGCCTATGAGAACACTTTCAAGCGTCTGCACCTGAATATCCGCACAGAACAGGCCGTCAGGGTCATTGTAATGGACGATTGGGACGCCTGTGCGGGCGAGATTGATCTGGACGCCCTCAAAGGCAAAACCTGCTTCGCAGCATTGGATATCGGAGCCCTGTCTGACTTTGTGGCCCTGTCTGTGGTATTCGGCCAGGGCGACGGTGAGCCGGTGTCGATATCGTTCAAAGACATCCACGGCGACGATAAGACCGAGGAAATTACCCGCCAGAGCTATACAACACTGTCATATTTCTGGCTACCGGAACGACCGCCGACCAGGGACCCACGCATGGAAGCCCAGATTGGGGCCTGGCAGAGAGAAGGCTTCATCAAGACCACTCCGGGCGACGTGGTGGACTATACACAGGTGGCGGCTGACATCGCCGAGATCGTGCGGCCCTATAGCATGTCGATGCTGGCCATTGACCAGGGTTTCCAGGGTATGCAGATCACCCAGGATTTACAGCGGATATTCGGTGAGGACCGTATATTTGCATTTCGACAGGGGTTGCTGTCGATGGCAGGGCCGTTTAGAGAACTCATGCAATTGCTTTTACTGAAACGCCTAGTCCACGACGGCAACCCTGTTTTAAGATGGATGGCCAGCAATGTAGCGGGCGAGACTCGCGGCGGTCTGACCAAACCATCCAAGGACAAGTCAACGGAAAAGATCGACGGTATCACGGCCCTGACCATGGCCATCGGCGTGGCCATGGCTACACCTGTACAGAGCCAGTCTGTGTATGAGACACGGGGAATCTTAACGCTATGAGACAGATTATCGCTTCGATTGGCGTTTGTTTAGTTGGTTTCGCGGCTGCGGGCTTCTTTGTGAGCTTGCGGGCCGGGCTTTATGCTGGCATGTTTCTGGCCGGTATGGGGTTGCTGGCCGACGCATTGAGAAAATAATTATGGGTACACTTTGTGACATATTAGAGGCCAAAGCGATCAAGCGTTCTACTTCGTCGAACCCAGCCCAGTGGTTTGTTGACTGGGTGGGCGGCGGGTCTGCGTCATCGTCTGGTGTGACGGTCAGTAATGACTCTGCGTTGAAATATACGCCTTTCTGGTCAGCAGTGCGGGTCATCAGTGGGACTCTGGCGGCTCTGCCGTTCCTGACGTACCAACGCCAGGCCGACGGCGGCAAAAAGAGGATGCCAGGCCATCGCACTGATATGCTGATGCATAACCGGCCTAACGAGTTCATGGACGCCATCACCTTCATTGAGACCCGCCAGGCGCATGCCCTGTGTTACGGCAATGGCTACGCCGAGATACAGCGAGACGGGGTCGGTCGGCCTGTGGCTCTGTGGCCACTGCTGCCCAATAGGACGGAACGCAAAATAGACGATCAGGGCGTCCCATTTTACGAGGTGACCAGCCAGACGGGCGAAAAGACCCACCTGCCTGATTACAATGTCCTGCACATCAAGGGGTTGGGTTTTGACGGATACACTGGCTATAACGTGGTGGCTTACCAGAGAGAGGCGCTGGGCTATGGCGTGGCTGTCAAAGAGTACGGGGCTCGATTCTTCGCTGGCGATGGAAATTTGAGCGGCACGCTTGAACACCCTGGCATATTGGGCGCTACGGCGGCCCAACGTCTCAAGGAAGATTGGCAAACGGCCCATAACGGGCTGAAAAAGGCCCATCGGCTGCAGGTCTTGGAAGAGGGCATGAAGTGGAACGCGACTGGTGTCGACCCGGAACACGCTCAGGCCCTAGAAGTCCAGAAATACACGGTCGACGACTGCGCCCGGATCTTCAATATTCCACCGCATAAACTGGCGTCAATGGAACATGCGACGTTCTCCAACATCGAAGAGCAGAATATTGATTTCTATTCGTCTACCATGCTCTACTGGTTCAAGAAGTGGGAGCAAGAGGTCAACTACAAACTGTTTTTGCCCAGCGAACAGAAAACCCACTTCGCTGAGATCCTTGTCGATGCCCTCCTGCGTGGCAGTGCCGAGACCAGAAGTAAGCTCTACGCATCCGGGAGGATGTGGGGTTATATGAGTATCAACGACATACACCGGCTCGAGAACATGAACCCGATAGGCCCCGAGGGCGATGTGTACCTGGACCCTGCCAACATGCGGCCCGCCGGCACTTTGCCAGCGGAACCCGAACCCGTCCCGCCGGTTGAAGATGACGTACGGACTGTGTTGCGTGGTATGATAGTTGACCAGTTTAAGCGTATAGTCGCCAAGAATGGGAAATATAAACCAGAATGGCCGCGTAAAATACTCATCCAGCCGGTTAGGGCCTACGCCTTGGCCTCTGGTTCGCCAGAAGACAACACATGCGACCTGATCGACGCGGTTATGCGAGACGTAGGGCACGGCGACGCCGAGCAGTTTGCTGACCGCGTAATACAGTTACTAGGAGGCCCAAATGGCCAAGACAACTGAAAAAAAGGCAACCAGGGAAATGCGTGTATTGTGCCCTGAAGACGTTGAACTGAGGATTTCCGAAGGTGATACACCCAAGATAACCGGTTACGCCGCCAAGTTCGGCAAGTGGTCGCAGGATTTGGGTGGGTTCCGCGAGAAGATCAAGAAGGGTTTTTTCGACGATGTCCTGGAAGACGACGTGCGTGGGCTGAAGAACCATGACGCCAACCTGTTGCTGGGCCGGTCGCCCAAGACGATGCGGCTGTCTGTCAATTCGGTGGGTTTACGGTTTGAGATAGATCCGCCGGACACATCTGTCGGGCGGGATACAGTCGAAGAGATCCGACGGGGCGACATTTCCGGCTGCTCGTTCGCCTTCGGCGTCGCTGAAGATGTCTGGGAATATCTTGAAGACGGCACCGTCGAGCGGATTCTAGTCAAGGCTTCCAGGCTTTTTGATGTGGGGCCGGTGACGTATCCGGCTTATCCAGACACTACTGTGGCGGCCAGGTCATTGGATGCGTTCAAGGACGAACAACGCACACAGGAACCAGAACCAGAACCATAACCAGACCCAGAACAGATATCACCAGAGCGTCAGCGTGAGATCGAACGGGGCTACAGGAAGGCAGGACGTATTTTGAATCGATGCAGGCCAGCCGAGTCTTGACCTGTTTACACCGGGCCGATGTTCCGGTAATATGAATGAGTATCAAAGAATTAGTGACTAAAAACTAGAAAATCGGGTTCACGCCAGATCCGACGGGGGACGGCGCGACGCAAGAACGAAACAAGGGCGGCAGTTTGGTGCCAAACCACCAATACTGCCGCCTTTTTTTTGTTGCCCACAACCAGGAGACAATTATGACAGTATTACAACTACGCGAGCTAGCAGCGGAAAAAGCTGAAAACGCTCGGACGATCAAGGACAAGGCCGACGCAGAGACCCGGTCTATGACGACTGAAGAGGCTCAGGACTTCGACCACAACTTGAATGAGTCAGAACGCTTGGAAAACGAAGCCAAGCGGCAGGAACGCCTCGAAAAACGTGAAACCGAAATTAACACACCACAGGAGCGTCAGGCCACGCCCGAAGTATCAAACGGCGACAGGATTGAAACACCAAAAACAGAGTTGTTTAGGTTTGGAGAACTGCAGGCATTCAAAGGCAATCAGGCAAACTCGGATGCGTACCGTTCGGGAAAATGGATCATGGCTACCATGTTGGGCAATGCGTCTGCCCGTCAGTGGTGCCGTGATAATGGCGTCGAGATCCGCGTCCAGACCGAGGGCATTAACACCGCTGGCGGGTTCCTGGTGCCGGACACGATGGAGCGTGCGATTATTGACTTGCGTGAGTCTTATGGCCAGGCACGGCAGCAATGTCGGG